CGTTTTCCAAAGCCAGAAAACCTCCCTGCCGGAAACGCATTAACGCCATCGTTGAGGAGTCACAATAGTCGTCGTGGTCGCCAAACGGAAACGCGGCCATCTCCTCAATAACCTCTTCTGAAAATTTCTTATCCGGGGCCCAGACCATACCCGACTCAAAAATAGGCGCGACGCTGTTCATCCGTGCAATTTTGTCTTGCCCCCGGCTCGGGGTGTAAGACGTAACCGGGATGCCCATCCGCCTAAGCTCTTGGGTCAGAGGAGTCCCGGATGCCTTTGCTTCGACCAGTATGCAGTCTGGCTCCCAGTGGCGATATTCCTCAAGGGCAAGCTTTTTAAGCTCGGGGAAATCTAGCCGCACGCGCTTTGCGTCAAGCAGAATAATTTGCTCGGCCCCGTCCGTCTCAGGTTGGAAGACTGCCCATGTGGTAATGGCGCTGTAGTCGGCAGTCTCTTTTTTTGAAAAAGCCGTGTCTAAGCTTTGGATGACGTAAGAAAAAGCTGGGACATCTTCTTTCTCCCATCGGTTCCACCATTCCCGCTTAACGATCGAGCCCTCTTCAGCGGTCGGGTCTTGCATCCACTGGCTGTTCCATTTCGTAACAGGCAGAGAAGCTTTAACGCTCAGAAGCTCCTCTTTTTTCCAAAACTCCGGCCACAGCGGCTCTTCGCTCTCTGGCATGATCGCCGGGAACTCAACAACATCCCACTGGTCGGCGTAATCATCACCCTGCTTTTTCAACACCTGACCCACAAGGTCTTTTGTTGACCACCGCGTCATAACAATGACGATAATTCCACCCGGCTGTAGACGCTGACGAGGACCGGATGTGTACCAGTCGTAGATCGCGTCCATTGAGGTCGGGCTTAGCGCGTCTTGCTCACTCACCGGGTCATCGATGATGAGCAAGTCGGCGCCACGGCCGGTAATAGCACCACCCACGCCTGCGTAGAATGATTCGCCGCCCTGATTGGTCGTCCAGCGACCTGCGCTTTTGTTGTCGGCCTGCAAACTTAGGGCCGGAAAAACTTCTTTGTACTCGTCACTGTCAATGATGTTTCGGACGCGTCGGCCGAATCTTACGGCCAGCTCCGCAGTGTGAGTCGTCTGTATGATTTTTAGGTTGCCCCGCAGGCCCATCATCCATGCAGGGAAAAACGTAGACGCAAATTCGGATTTGGTGTGGCGAGGAGGCAGGCAGACAATCAGTCGCTTGAGCTTGCCTTCGGCGATCCGGTTGAACTTCTCTCCGATAATTCTATGGTGCCGACCTTCAACAAAATCCGGCCATTGAGATTTTACAAACCGAATAAAATCGCCCTGACAATCATCTTGCTTTTCGATCTGCTTATATCGATTGAGGAGCGCAAGAGCCTCTTGTTGATCCTGATTGCTCAGGATGTCGAAGTCTTTAAGCGACGGCTCAGACATTCTCCCACTGCTCTCCAGCAAACAGCAGCGCTTCCGCTTCCCGGCGCCTGATTAGCCCGTCCAACACCTGACCCCCGGCGCGATTCCATCGCTTAATTTCTGAGGGGGCGGCGCTGTACTCGCCGGCGTTAAGCTTCTTGAGCAACGTGCTCGTTCTCAAATTAGTCGGGCCAAGATTGAATGTCCACGCTACTAATGCATCAAACTGATTCTGTACAAGCTCAACATCAACCGCGTCGTTAACGTATGCCTCAAACTCTCTGAGGTCGTCAACCAATACGCTTTCGGCCTCATCTTGAGAGCAACTGTCGCCTTCCTTGACGCCTCGGGTGTGGCCGTAGCCCACAGTCCAGACATCGGCTGAGCATTGGTAAGAGTCCAGCTCCAGCCCCTCAAATTTTTTAATGAGAGCGATCCCTTCTGCGCTAGTCTTCATCTTTATCCTCGGAATGCAAATTTTTGTAATAGTCTACAATCGAAAGGATCTGGCGCAAGTATCTTTTTGTGTCCGCCATGTTGGATGACAGATTTTCATAGCCCTTGGTTGGTAACCCGTACCACACATTTACCGGTGCCTCGCCGGCCTTAAGGTCGGCAATGTATTGCTCCATTAGCGCCGGCGTAAGAATCTTCCATTCGACCGGAAGAAACGTAATTTGCTCGGGCAGCGGCGGATGATAAACAGGCGCGGGTTTTTCGATAGTAATTACCTCGACCGGCTTAACTTGCGGAACGGGGTCAGGTCTATCGAGGATGGAGCAAGCCGGCAGCGTCAGGCTAACGATTAGGATCAGTGATCTGGGCAAGCTCATCGCCAACCTCTTTGGTCGCTTTGTTGACAATCTTCTCGATCAGGCCCGGCTTTCTAAGCGAAAGGTTGTTGAGATCGTGGCGGGCAAACTTCTGGCGCAGCGAAGACACTTCTTTGGCAGCTTCCCGGTTTTTTTCCTGCAACCCTTGAATCTGCTCTTGTTGCTGCTTCTGTTCCTGAATGGCCTGAATGATCCGGTCATTCTGATCCTGAATCGTACCTTCTAACACCTTCTGGTTATTAACAGCGGTCTGCAGCTCGATACGCAAAGCATCTTTCTCGGCCTCAGCTCGGTCGTAATAGACCTTAAACGACACCACGCACATAACCAGTGCGGCCCCTAAGACCCCCGCAACCTGCCACATTATTTCTTCGCCATGTAAGCCGTAGCCCCGAAATACAAACCAACCACTGATGCCTGAGAAAGAAACAGCATGTCACTGAGACTTGCGAGCGTAGCTAGGCGAGCCTCTGGGACAAATGGCATTAGCGGTAAAATAGCAAAGCCGCACATGGAACACATTGCCAGCCACGCCATACGACGCTGGGTATCAGCCTTCTCCTCCCGCATCTCCAGCTCAAGCATGTCTTGAGAACGACGAATCTCGTCATCAGTAACCGTGCCATCGCCGTCTAAATCAAACTCAGCGTACTGAGATTTGGGTTCTAATTTCTTAGACATCTATTCAACCCCGAAAAACGTAAAAAATATCCACAGCGCCAACACTGTCATTAAAAATATGCCCAGAGTGATGCTGAAAATTTGCCCCATTTCCTTCCAGAACGCGACTCGACGTTTGTGCTCCCTTTTGATTCGCGCCACTTCTTTTGCTGCATTCTCCTCGGCTTCGCGCATCCGGGCTTTGATTGCCTTATATAAATCTCCTTGGCCCTGAAGCAAGCATATGTCATGAAGCATTCTGTCCATGTTTGCAACTTGACGCGTTACGCTCTCAAGCCTCAAGGCTTCTTGGTAACTCATCTTGCCAGCAGCCTGCACCTTCTCAGCTTCCTTGGCAGCCAAAGCAGCTTCAGACCAACTACCCAAAATCGAGCCAAGATCCCGTCCATGACCGTGGGCATCCCTGAGACTTTGAATGCCATCGTTGACTGCTTTCAATGCAGCAAACGCGGCGGTTAACTCAGCGATCATTAGTCGAAGGTCTGGACGTTGGCAGGCACGCGACGGGGGATACAGTAGGCAGTGACATTTCCTTTGTGTCTCAAGTAAGAAAAGTGTCGGGCCTTGTCAAAACTCCCAGTGCTGATCCAATGGGCAAACTGATTGCACCGTTTTACATCTCGGAAAAATATAGCGTTATCGCCAAGAGGCTCACCGTTGACGATTACCACCAAAACAAAAGCCAACATCATTAAACTTTGATGTCAACGGTGGACATCGAGCGACTAATGTCAGTGATCGTTAGCTGATTTGCCCTCATGGTATAGAGCTGGGTTTCGGCAACTTCCGTAACCTTTTTTACGGGGGCCCCATCGCTGGCCATAACCAGCTCTTGCATCTGACGATTAGCGACCCGTCTCCACGCAATTGCTGGTGGATTCGCGCTTGCCTGATCGATGCTGTTGATGGCCATTTACGTCACAAGTTTAAGCACCTGCGGGAAAATTACTGCTGCGATAAGGGCTGCGTATATTCCCCAAATCATGTTATCGAGCTTGTCGAAGCGCTTTTCCCCGCGTTTAAGACTTTCCTCAATCGCCTCATACCGGAGCCGACACTCTCGTTCGTGGGCCTCGATCTCGACAAGAGCCTTATTTCCGGGGTCAATCTCGCTCATTCTAGTTCGCTTCGGTCTGTGCCTGAATCAACAAAGAGCACTGGGCAAACGCCATTTGTGCTGTTTCATGCCGCTCAACAATCTCGTTAATCTGAGCTTGGTACTGAGATATTTCTTGCTGGAGCCGGGCTTGCTTAGCCTGCAACTTTTCAATCGCAGGGGGCAGTTCCACAACCTCCGCCGTTGCTTCTTCTATCTCAAAATCAGGTAATTCTTCACTCATGATGCTACGTACGCCTTGCCGTTGGTGATCGCTGCGTTTGATGCTGACATATCTTCAGAGCCCCAGTCTTCAAGAGCAACCATGATTTCAAGATGTTCTACATTTCTTGAGACGGTGTCTTTAAGCTCTTCGGCTGTTTCTTCAGGATCTGAGTCGCCCCTAATGATGTCAATCAGGGAAACTGAGTGTCCCATTGCTGTGTAATCTTGAGCTTTCTGCTCGGTGGTGCGTGGTTCTGCTGCCATAGCTATTCTCCTTCTAGTGTTGTAATTCTTGCGGTTAATGATTCGATCAACGCTTGCTGCTCTTGCAAAGCTTTTACAAGAATCGGAACAAACTTCGTGTATTGCAATCCTATCT